GCATGACCCTGCCGATGCGTTGCTGTACTCGACCGAGAGCTTTTGTCGGAGTCGTGAGCACAACAGTGTCGAGTGACGGAAGATCGAGACCTTCATCTGCGACCGTTGTGGCACATAGGACTTGAATCTGTCGATCATTCGCACGGGTCAATACCTCTTCTCGTTGTTTCTTCGTCATTCGACCGACCAATGGTTCGGCAACTATTTGATGTGATTTGAGCGCATCAGCCATCCAAATGCAGTGATCCACTCGATCGGAAAGCACCAAGATTTGACGGCCTTCCTTGCACGCATCAAGAATACGATCGACAATAACCGAGTTTCGTTGCATGTCATTCGTCATTTTAGTGATGAGCTTTGACCAGTCAACTCTATTTTTAGGCCCGATGTAATGAGTAAAAAACCACTCGATTCGGGGTGGTACGACATGTCCAGAGATGGCCAACTGCTCGTTGGTTATTTCGAACACCGGCTGCCCAAAGTGCCACCACAAAATGGAAGTGAGTCCATCTGGTCGATCTGGAGTAGCAGTCAGTCCAAGTCGGTGTCGTGCTGGCATGCAGAACATGACTGAACAGAAGGTGTGGGCTGGGACGTGGTGTGCTTCGTCAACAATGCAGAGTCCAAACTGTCGTCCGAACTCGTATCGATCGGTGAACGACATGCGTTCAAGTGTCTGGAAAGTCGCAACGACAATCCGTCCAGAGTCGTCTTTTTTGCCCGCGCCATATTGAGTTGCCTTCGAGTTGAGCATCGTTTCAATGCGGTTCATCCACTGTACTGCAAGGTCGTTGGTGTGTACGAGAACCAATGCTTTTGTGTTGTACCGAGTCATTGCAGTCACCCCGATTGCGGTTTTACCGGCACCGCAAGGGGCTATGACGACACCTTCACCTGAGTTGTTGCACCATTCGGTCAGTGCTTTTTCTTGGTAGTCGCGCAACGAAAAGCCTGAGTTCAACTGCAAAGGCTCTGCCTCTGGCATGGTCCTGACATCAACCATTTGACCAAGGTTCATTTGAGAGGCCGCTTTTCTCGGAACCGCCAAGCCTCCACCCCAAGGATGATCGAATGGAATCCGATGGCAAGCGTTGATGTGGGGGTCAGGAATCGGGACATACTTGCCTCTTTTCCTCATGCCCATCGCTACGTTGTATTCAGGGTTTTGAATCTTGAATCGGCTCAGGGCCTGCTCTTCATGATTGTTTCCGGGTGCTAGGAATACTCCTCCACCCAATGCTACTTTACTCATTATGCCTCCTTACTTTTAATCTCTATTACTTCACTTTTAGTCCAGACATACTTTCTCTTGCCTGTAAACATTACTCTTTTCTTTTCATAGCTTAGCTCTCGAAGTATCTCCGAGATTCTCATTTCGTCTCTTCTGTTCATCCGCGCTCTTTCAATCTTCAAGCCATCTTCCATGACCATTGTCATCGTCACGTACCCATGCTGAAGCAGCAGGTAGTTGGTGATTGGCTCGATCCATGGGTCATCTTGTCGGTAGATTTTGCTTGAGTCATGCCGCTTGATGTCCATCTCTTTGTCGAGATACCAAGTCTCACCTGCCTTGAAGGCAACGATGGCCTCGGCCCACAACTGGTCTTTGTTTTCACGAACCCAGTGCAGGTTCACTTCGTTCGTCTTGATGGGCCAGTACCGGCGAGACCCCGTCATGTCATTGATGAACTGGGCCTCGTTGGTGGTACCCGCAAAGACAACGTGGCGTTTGATCGTGATTGCATGACGACCGTATGCTGGGCGGAAGTTGTCCTCTTGCGCGCTCAGGAACGCCTTGGTTGCACTGTTGGCTGACCGTCGCACAGAGTCCAACTCCGCTACTTCGTAGATCCAAGCGCGAGCAATCTGGCTGTACGAGTTTGCAGAGCCGATGTCGAGCGGGGTGTCGGCAAAGTACTGGTCAGTCGCGAGGGTTCGAAACAGCGTGCTCTTGCCTGCTCCTTGATCACCAGCCAAGATGAGTACACAGTCGGCCTTGCAACCCGGTTTGTAAGCGCGAGCCACGGCTTGAATCAGCCACTTTTCTGCCATCTTCCGATTCAGTTCCGTGTCATCACAGTCCGTCGCCTCGATGATCCATGAGGCCAGCCTCGGCGTTCCATCCCAGTGAATGGAGTCCAACCATTCAATCAGAGGGTTGCGCTTGTTCTCCTCTCCAATCAGTTGAGTCGTCGCGCTCACTGCGGCTTCTGAGTACTCCAGCCCATACGCTCGCGAAACCCAGAGTGCGATTCTGGTATCGTCGGTGTCCCGGTAGTCGCGGTCATCAAGCTGAAGGGTGTTGGTGAAACTGTTGAGCCACACTCGACCCCTCCATCGACGATCGCGGCGGAGGATGATGTACAGGTTGTTTTTGTTCTTTCGGAATCGTCCAGTCGGTTGGCCGTTGCGGTCAGTAAACTGATCCATCAGGTCAGTGATCCGACCGTCAGTTTCGTTTTCAGGCAGGCTTGCTTCTTCGGGACGTTGGTTGGGCTGATTGATGCAGTGTTCGGTTTCAGCGAGGTTCAACAGGTCAGCGAGTCTTCTTTGTCCAGCAGCGAGGACTTCATCCAAATCAGCCATCGTTTGACTCCAGCGGTACGCGGTAAAGGGTGTGGTTGGGGAGTTGATCACAAATGGTTGCCGCGTAGTCATCGCCGGAAGCATCTGAGTCTGTTGCAATAAAAACCTTGAGGTCGGTGGGGATGTTCATCTTACCAAGTGACTTGTAGCTGCCAGATGTACCAGCAACGATTGCGAGACGTAACGACTCACGGTGTGACTGCTCACATGCTCGCATGAAGTCAGTAATGCCTTCACAAATCAGGATGCCATCAAGCGAAGAACTCAGGCTGCCGCGCATCAATCGTTGTGCGAGTGAGTTCGCCATCAGCAATCCACCGGCCTCGTATCCACTGGGCCAACGGGTCTTGGAGCCCGAAGGCTGGCGTCCGCGAGTGTATGCAACACTCCGGCAGTGAATGCTTGCGAAAGTCCCGTCAGGCTCAAAGCAGGGGGCAGCAACACGGTAGATGCCACCCCACTGGTGAGAGAACCAGTCTGGGTACTTGTAGTCGTTGGGCAGCGGCAGGATCCGAATGCATTCGGTTGTGTCCAGAAGCTTCGGAGAAAACCGTCGCTCAATCATCCACTTGCTCAACTGGTTCGCAAAGTTCGCTGGCTGTTCAAGCGCAGTCTCGACCGTGGTGCTTGCGGCCCAAAGGCTTTGCAGTTCTTCCTCCGGTGGCCGGACGTACCCTTTGGTTGGCATCGGTGTGACCACCGGTCGCTTGCTGGGGTCTGGCTGGACGTGAGACGGCACGCCGGAAGCAGTGCAGTACCCTTGCTCGGCAAACCAATCTCGAACCACTGACTGCTGATTGCGGTCAAGGTTGGACAGCTTTTGCTGAAAGAAATGGAACGCAACAAAGTCAACTACGTCACCTTTGGCTCCGCACCGATGGCATTGCCAAGCAACCTCCGCTCGGTTGAATCCTACAGGGCCCCGCTTCTTGTCACTGGAGCCGCGCTCCAACATGCCGCAAGAAGGGCACGGGTAGATGGATGTGCCGTTGCCACGGCTGTATTGAAGTTCTGTTGCTGTTTGGGCGATGCGTGCGCCTTTAGCGTTTTGAATCCACATGGTTACTCCTGACAGGTTCCTGAGAGAGCACCACCGGAAATCCGGTGGGCTCAGTCAGGAGCCCAAGTTTTGGGGGGATCAATCCCCAAAGGGCGTGATTGTGTAGTCGGTCGATTGACCTTCTACAAACTGTTTTTGGGGGGGACAATCATTCCGTCGATGCGGTCAGCATCCTGCCCAATGATGCTGTAATGCATCTTCAGGTCAGGAGTGATCGTCAGTACGACTTTCATTCCAGTTGTGCGGTACACACGATTCATCCAAGACACCACGGTGTCCAAGGTTGGAGCCTTTGCCTCACGTTTGAGGATGCTGCGAAGCCGTGATCGACTGGTGCCGTAGATGTAGGCCATCTTTGAGTGCTTGCCTTTTTGCAGGCCACCCATGGCTTGAGTCATCTGAAACACCAGTTGGTATGTATCGATGCGCTCGTAGTCTTCGATTTCATCGAAGTCATTCATTTAGGCCCATAGCCTGCCATCTTTCTTGGAGAATGACATTCATTTGATCCATGAAGTCGTCTATTGGTAGTTGGCGATCGATAAGATCACGCATCTTTTTTGCGTACACAGGGTTTTTGGCTTCTAATTCTTCCCACGCTCGATCTAAATCTTCTTTAGTTTTAATCATTGCTCTTTCCTTGTTGTTTGTTTGTTTGTAAAAGTCCCGTTGCCGCAATACTTACTCACACGGGACAGGCGAGTGTCGAGGATGCGCCCGATAGCGCAGGAGAGTCACAGGGCATGAAAGAACCACTGTGACAACTCTCCCGTGGTCAGTTGCGACTGCCTTTGCACGCGAGAGTGTGTAGGGCATATTTCGTCCCTACAGTAAGTACTGGGGCAGTCCACGCTCGGCGTGACAGACTTTCTGAAAAAAAGTGAAAAAAGGTGGGGCCGCCCCCCCGCTTAGAGGCGACCCCGGTGACTTACTTCGCTGCCTCTTCCCCTTCCCCAAGGGTAGGAGCATCTTCGTCAGCCACCAAAGTAAGACCGCGCACAGCTTCAACCATGGCCACATCGAAGGTGATGTTTCCATCGCGCTGCTTTTTGGGCAGCTTGTCGAAGACTTCTCGGTCCAGCATGGCCAGAGCATCACCCACACCAGACTCTTTGAGCAGTTCAGACTGCTTGTCGGAGTTGGAGTTGATGGCGACGGTCAGTGTCTCAAGCAACACTTTTGCCGTCTGCTCCTTGGTAAACCCTGCTCGCTTTGCGAACAGTGCCATTGCAACCTTCCACGGAATCGTGGAGGTGGCCTTGACTGGCTTGGACTTGCTGCCGCGCTTGAGTTTACCCGCGACCTTTACGACGAGGTTCACGTCGATCTCAGAGTTGTTGTCGATGTCCCGCTTTGCGATCGAGACTGCTTTCGTGTTGAACGCCTTTGTAAGGGCGATGATTTCTTGTGATGTGAGTTCCACAGCACTCTCCTGTTCGTTGTTGATTTATGCTTCCCCGATTGGGAACCAGCGCATCTTTCGTTCTCCCTTGTACGTGACTCGTACTTTCTGAAGCCCTTGCTCTTTTAGGGCCTTTGCTACTTTCATTTCCGTCAGCCTTTGCTGCTCTTCCCATCCATCTGGGTCAACGTACTCGGCGACCACTTCTGTTGTGATGTCGTACCTTCGGTATGAAGGCGGGTTGAGTTCAAGGAACTCTTTGACCTTGTTCCTGAAGTCTTCCGGCAGGTTCGTCCCGTAGATGAGTTGCGGCTCAATCTTCTTTGACGAGGCCATGATGCCCGACTTCAATTCTTCCTTTGAGCAGATCACTCGGTACTGCTGGGCCAAGTAGACTGAGACCTCTGAAAAGTCAGGCTCCGTCATCTTCTTGCCGTTGTAGTACTGAACTCCGTCCCGTGTACAACTGAACTTTTTGTTTAGTTTGCTGTCGCTTTTGATTGCCAAGTAGACTTTGTAGGAGCCCTCAGCTTCTTGAATGTCAGTCATGAATGACTCCTATTCTTTTTGTGTACCAGTGTTTGGTAACTGTGTCTAAAAAGTGGTTGAGGTAGAGGCACCAGAAAACCCAGTGCGCTCGACCAATGAATCGAACGAATGAAGTTTGCTCATCCGTCATCGCTTTGCTTCTGCTTTGCCCGCTCGGCCAGCGCACTCCAGTCAACCTTCGAGCGGCCCTGGCGAGTCTTGCTGTACAGCTTCTTGAGTGGGATGCCTTTCTTGCGAGCGTAAGACGCCTTGACGCCGATGAAGCTGCGCTCTTTGCGGTTGTCTTCAAAGCCAAGCTTCTCAAGTACCTCCTCATAAGAGTCAGATGCCTGCCAAGCATCAATGAAGCCCGGCCACGTCCACTCACGCTTTTGGTTTGTCTTTCGTTCTTTCCGAAGTTTCGTTACATTGTCAGCCATTACATTCTCCTGTATGGTTTCTAAGTCTTACTTGGTCCACCCATGTGTGTCAAGTCTGTTTGTTTTTGTTGTTTCTTCTATCGTTCTCAAGCCTGCACTTCGCGCTGTACGCCAGCTTGTACAGGCCCTGTCGCTGCGCATGCAGCATCACTACACGAGGGTCAATGCCCTCCTTCACCAGTTGAATCCAAGGCACTCTCTTGCGATGGAACCGCTCGTCACTGAAGTCCATCACTCCTCCTCAACTTCGACGACGGTGACGTTTCTGTTTTTCATCTCAACGTAGCTGGAGATCTCTTTGCAGTTTCTTTCCCACTCTTCCCACGGTTCATCCGAGAGTAGGCGCAGGCGACTCATTGCGTCGTCAATCGCAACCATTGCAGTTGTCAGCTTTATTTTCTCGTCCGTCTGTTCTTCCATCATCTTCATCATGTGTTCCAAGACGGAGAGGATGGTTCGAGTAGTCATGAGAAAGTTTAAGGGGTTCTTAATGGGATGGACTGAAAAGTCCGGGCGTTGCTCTTCGTTCATTTCTGTTCTCCTGTGTTTGTAACGTATGCCAGTGAAATCAAATGTCACGGACAGATTATGTCCGCCACTGCTCTTGAAGAAGGTCAACCAAGGTGTCAACCTCCCAGTCGTCAAGCTCGACGGGTACTGCTCCGGCATCGCCAACGAGCTTCGCTTCGATGACTTCGATGAAGGCTCCAAGGCCGACGCCGTGCTCTTCTGGAAAGAATCGACCGAACACATCGATGATGTGCTCATCGACAACCTCTCCGGTGTCTTGGTCCTCAATCTCTCGAACCAACTCAACTGATACGTTGCATGGCTCAAGGGGAAGGCGGCTGTTTATGTTCGTTCTCATCTCTGCTCCTGTCTGGTAGGTGGGGGAAGTATGACACCAAAACGGTATGGCGTCAAGGTTAAATCTCTCCTCGAATCCTGCGGTAGGCTTCGACCTCCAACGAAACGCTTTCATCCTTGGAGATGATCAACTCGTTGCCGTCGAGGCGAGCAAGCCCACGGTCCAGTGCCCGTTGAAGTATGTCTTCGTGAAACAAGGCATTGGTGTCGTGACGCCATGTGGGTAGCGTGCGGATGTCGAACTCGTTGTCCTCACCCTCGGCTTCGTCGAACGTGTACCAGAACGTCAGCGGGTCAGGGAAGTTGGTTCCCTTGTAGACGTGGTACACCGGGACTTGAAGCCCACCCCGGTCGTCGAAGTCTCGACGGTCGTTCTCCGGGGCAGCATCACAGTGCCGTTGGATTCGCTCCTCGGTACACTGGATGCGAACCTCGAAGGCTTCTTCTGGTTTTACGTATGCGAGTGGCATCACTCACCCCCCCAAGCACCGGTGCTCGGGTGTTCCCAAATCACTTGGTTTCCCGGTACGAACTGCACTCCCTTGCAAGCGTTCAACCATTTGAGCATCGCCTTCTTCGTGGTAGGCACCTCGGACTTGTATGCTTCGACCGTGTGATAAAAGCCGTATTCGTCGGCATCTATTTCCTTTGCTCTGGCAATGGCTTCTGTCTTAGTGGTGAACCACTCGGCAAAAGCATCTGCAGTGTCCGAGCCATCGAACCGGTACTGAACTACGTAAAACTTCATCACTCATTCACCTCCTTCCTAAGTTTTTCGATTAGCGCTTTTTCGTATTTGATTGCACGCTTCTGGTACTTGTCTGTGAGCTTCATGCGGATCGCTTCCTCTACTTCTACGCAGACGTAGCTTCGTATTCGATCCTCACCGTCTAATGGCTCTGATTCGGCTTCTGCTGTGCGCCGATCGAAACTTTCCTTGAACGTCTCGTTAACCACCTCAATAAGCTCTAAGTAAAAGTTGCTCATCACTCACCTCCTGTTGGCCACCATGGCGGGGCCGGTGTTATTTTGTTCCACTGGGCGAACCCAGCTTTGTCTGCGATGTAGAACCGTCGATACGATTCAACGGCATCGTCACTCTTGTACTCGTCAGGCATGCAGAGCGGATGCGGTGTGCGGTTCAGCTTGTACAATGGCAAGGGCACAATCTTGTCCATGCACTCTTGGATGACGGCTTGGGACTTGTGGACCTTGCCGTACCTCCGGGTGTACTCAGCAGCCAGAGCCATCCCGTGGTCGTACAGCCACAGGAAGTTGCCCAGCGATTCCCGCACCCACACAGAGCACGGGTGGTTGACGTGGGCAGACTTGTAGGTTGCCTGCCCACCCAACTCATTGACGGCAGTGGAGAGCATCTGTGCGCTCTCCAGCGTCATCTTGACTACGTGCCGGTCACACTGCATGCGGGCAGCGATGCCGGGGATCTTGTCCAGAACAAAGATGTTCATCACTCATCTCCTTTGTTGTTGTGTGTTCGCCAGTGGCCTTTCACCCACGTCTTGCCTCTAAAATAGCCTTGCACCCATTCGTCCTCTTTTTTGTAATTGCGGCCTCGTTTGCCTCGTTTGCCTCGTCGAATGTCCTGTCCTTCACGTCGCAATCTCCATGCGATACTCGATGCCGCTTGCGTAGAGTTCTTGGTGATGGGCACACCGATGGCTGTAAGGAAGTCACGGGGACCATCGCCCATGTTCCAGATGGCAATGAACGTGTCTTTTTTCATGGGCTTGAAACTCTTGAACACCGTTCCGTATCCATTATGGGCATTGGCATAGGCATGTTCGGCACGATAGAAGGCAGCTTCAACCAGTGCCGCTGCATCGCCAAGTGAATCTTTCCAATCAGGTTTCGGGTCATCCGAAATGGCATCGAGCATGCTGGTCAAGATGGCTTTAAGTTTTTCTTGTGAGAGCATCACTCACCTCCTTTTGCTTTGGAAGGTTTCTTGTAGACAGGAGCCCTGGTCAACTCAGCGCGTACGAACTTCCGTTGTTCCTTCGATGCCTGATGAAACCAGTCCTGATGGGGGTTAAGTCCAATGGAAACAA